AGTGGCTCCCAATCGATCCCTTATCGCATGTTCCAAAGTATCATCAGGCGTCAAAAGGCCGGCTGTGACTAAAGAAGGAAGCATTTGGAGCGACTCCGCCAGTTCGTCGGTATCCAAGCCATAATGTCTTAACTTAGGAAGTTTGGATTGTGAAACACTCCCGAAGTTCCAACGGATTAACCGTCCAATTGTGCCACCGCCGGCCCTGTCAACACCTCCGACTTGATCAGATATTCGGTTTAATAAAGTTATGCAAGCTCGTCTAAAAGTAGAATTATGGATTTCACCGACTGATCTTGAACCGGTCGAAGTTTGACCAAGGATCGAGAACTCAGTGAGGAAGGCTGACATGATTTCAGCATTGCATCGTTCTAATATTTGCAATGGGCCTTGTTGAAAAGAAGGAGCCGGTGCATATACATCGAACTTCACCGCCTGCCCTTCCACTAAATATTGATTTTCAGCACTCATAAAGGCCTCTGCTTGACCTTCGGCACTATCTATCATCGCATCTATATCGGTATCGGTGTAACCTTGCTCATTTGCAACCGATCGATCTATGACAATTTTTGGAGTTGGTACACTCCACCGTTCTGCAGCTACTACTAGCAAATTAGAGACTCTTTGTTTAGTCCTAAAGTACCAATGAGCAGGCCTAAGCATTCCAACGCCGGCCCAATTTGATCCAGTTTGGCCAACATTAATCAATAGTAATTTATTTGCAGGAATAGGCCTTGGGGTCTTATGGATTCCAACAACTTTTTGAAGTACTCCATCAAGGTCTTGACCATTTCGAGACAACCATTTCATGTGAGCACTTGGTTCTCGATCCGCATATTCTTCGAGCCATACCTTAACTCGACCATCTTGATCAGGAGCGACATAATAAATTTCTTCGGCGTATCGATAACCAATCGGGAAGGCTTCAACCAAATATTCGAGCATTGAATGAAAACTTCTGTTCATCATTCCCGAATATCCATCAAATCCGAAGGCCTCGTTTGCATACTCCGCTAATTTATTACACTCCTCATCATCCTCATTCGCCGTTTCCCATTTCCAAGTCGCACTCAATAAAGTTTGTTTGACCATGATCCAACTTTTTCGAACAGTTGCATCTGTCATCAACATTGACTCGGCTTCATCAATCCAAGATTCGCCAAATAAATTGGGATTTTTTTCAACTCCGGTGATAATTCCACCCGATAGTTGAGTTCCTGAGATCCCTAGAGAGTCATACCTTAAACGGGGTTTAATGTGTTTTTCTCTAGTTGTTAATGATTTATCATTCATGGCACAATCCAAATTGATCATGCACATACTAACAAGTGATTTATCAAAAAGTCAAAATTAATTTTATTTTATTATCAAATAGAGAAATCAGGGCTAAATTATTTTGATCATTTTATCATATTATGGAAATTGAGACTCACATTTAAAATGCTTCTTTTTGAAAAGTTCCAATCGGGCCGACTGTGAATCGATTGTGCCTTGCGGTCGTTCTAATATAGTAACAAGTTCCCGATGTTTGAAGCCCATCAAAATTCCAAGTTGGACTTTTTGCATCTTGGGAGGCAAGAGGCTAATTATTTGATTAATTAAAATTCGATTGAATGCTTCATCACCATCAACATAAACAAGCCGCTCTTTTATCCTTTGGCCCAAATAGTAAGCCAATTTCACATTTTGCAATTCTCGACGACGAACACCATATGCAAAATTCCAAGCAAGCCTATAAATCCAACCCCTTAAACCGGCGATGCTTTCATGCTTATATAAATGACGTTTGACCATGCATCGACAATATAGATCGTGAGCAAAGTCATCTTGAGAGGTCTGCCTTAACATACCACCGCAAACATCATGGCCCATTCGATGAAAGTAACCGACTTTGTAAAGCTCCAATAATTCATCTTCAAAATTAAATTCACTCATCACCACTCCAATTAAAGCTCATCTGTGAACCCCCTTCTACTTCATCCTTTTTTGAACTTGTTGAACTTGGCTTAATTCCTTCACCAAATTGCATCCAATAATTGATTCTCTTTTTTGCAATCTCAAAATATTCAAGCTCTCTTTCAATGCCAACAAAATTAAAACCTTGTCTTTTTGCAGAACAACCTGTTGACCCACTTCCCATAAATGGATCAAGAATCATTCCACCTTTAGGAGTTACTAGCTTACAGAGGTAATCCATCAAATCAAGGGGTTTAACTGTAGGATGAATATTGATTCTTTTTTGATCCCTACTTCCACTTGTTAACCCTGCTTCTCTTTCTCTTCTTGAAGTTTTTGAAGTATAGAAGAATTTTGAAGGGCCTCCCCCTTTTTGCTTGTCACCTTCAAAAGGTGTTCTAATCCCTGCTTTATAGCTGAAAAAATCATGAATGTGTTCTCCCCTTCTAAAACTACCTTTAACATCCTCACTACATCCTTTTACATAACCCCCTTGTAAATCAAGTTCATCCTTCACACTCTCATCAATAATAATATTACTTGGAAATCTACCTTTAAAATCATTCCTTACACCTATTCTACAACCATCAATATTTAATCCACCTACTCCATGTTTTAGAGTGTTGTCTACATATCCACCATCAAGGGGTTTTTGCACTAATATGCAAGGTTCATAAGCAGGCTTTAAGTTTAGACCATATCCATCCCATTTTATTCCTTCTTTTGTTGAAGGTATGGGTTTGCATTGATTAGTTTCTGATCTTCCCGCAACTAAGGATGTACTGTTATAGTTTCCTTGAGTATTATATGACTTACCTGTTTCAGGGTCAACATATCTTTCAAACTCAACAGGCTCAACCCCCTGCTTTTTTTCAATCATCCTACCAATATCTTGAGACTTGGGAAAACCACTTCCAAACAACCAATGGATACAATCTTTAATTTCAAAACCTGCAAGCCTCAAACTTAATCCCATTAGATCCATAGTCCGAGGAGCTGCAAAAACAAGGGCATACCCACCATGCTTTAAGACTCTAAAAACTTCCATCCATAAATAAGGAGGTGGAACAAATGAATCCCAATCTTTATCCATAAATCCTTTACTTGAACTTGTTGAACCGCCTCCATCCAACCAAGATCTTAATGTTTCACTTGTTGTTTTTTGAGTGATTTTACTTAATCCATATGGAGGATCAGTGACTACAGAATCAAAGTGGTTTGAAGGAAACTGTTTTAAGGCCTGGATGCAATCATCATTTATTAATTCCACTTTAAAACATCCTTTGTTTTTTTCGAGTAGTTTTTCTTTTTTCTGAATAATTTGATCCAAGCCTTTTTGGAAGGGTTACGTCGGTATCGTGCCAATGATAAAAAATGCAGTCGTATCGAAGGGCGTCCAATGGATCCTCCACACCGGATTTGTTTGGAGTATCTTGGTTTGCACTCCATCCATAAGCATAAATTGCCTTCCTTAAAGAATTTCCACTTGTATTTTTTGATCGCTCCCAAAAATCAGAACAGACTTTATATTCACACTTGTGAAAAGCTCGTTTAAGTCTTTGGATTCCATTGAGGACATTAGTTTTAAATGGATCGGTTGTTGATCTTAAGGCCAATCCAATTCCTCCTTCATTTGGATGTCTCGCCAATTCTCTAAAAGCAGTTGAGCCGGTTAAGTCCGACCTTGCACGACCCGACTTATCGGCACAACCTCCATCTAATAATATTTTGCCAAGCCCATCATTGAATTTTCGAGGGCAAGCAACTTCTAAAATCAATCTTGATAGATCTTTTATTGTGACTTCACTTGGATTGATCTCATGGACAATAATATCGGCTTTATGAATTGGACAATGGACGATAATCAAGGCCGATGGTTTCCTAAAACCCCAATCAATAGCAACTCGGGCCGTCATAGATTGATCATATTGGAAATCCTTTACCACATTTAAGGATTCATCGAACTCGGAATAAATTAAGCCCTTGGGAGGCCTTGGCTTATTCATGATCATGGCTTCATATTCATCGGGGGGGAGTGTTTTTTTGGCAGTTTCAAACCAACTTTGAGAAAGGTTTGATTGATTAGCAAAAGAGGTGGCTTGGATCGTATGGCCTCCGGCTTCATCCACCAATTTAATCCACCAATCCGATACAATGGGCAAGCCGACCAAGATCATTAAGGGATTAACTCCGGATCTCAATCGACCGAGGGCTTTATGAGCAACTTCGGGTGTATTGAAAACTTGACATTCATCGATAAAGCAAGCACCCGAAATATTTAAACCTTCAAGTGGGTTTTTGTGGGCTTGTTGGGTGTTTGGTCGAAAGTATGACTTGCACCAAATAATATGATTAGTCGTTGGATCGGTCCAGGTGTGAAGCGATCCATTATAATGCCAACCTTTACACCACTTTTTTATTTCAGGGCTTAAAACTTGCCTCCACCTTTGATGGGTATCGGTGATTATTAGGCTTGCACAATTGGGCCTCCATTTGGCCACGAATATCAAAGCAAAAACTAAGGCCGATGTTTTACCACAACCCCAACCGCCTCGAATCCCGATCATTTTATGACCTGCTCGAATAGCCTTGATTACATCCTTTTGTAAATCATTTAGTTTTAACGTCGGTGTTTCTTGCTTCATCACTTCCGGCCTTTTTTAATGCAAGTGCAATTTTGATTTCTTTGCTTAGATCAACCTCGTCATAAATCACCGTTACAATTTCGAGAATGTTCTTTAAAAGTTTAATCATCTCGCTTTGATTTTGTTTTATTGAAATGATCTCAGTTCGAACACTTCGACAATCTTTCATCTGTGATAATAGTCGTTCTTTATCCTCTTCAAATTGCTCGGTTTTTGTTTTCATCCATCATTCCTCATGATCGGGTAAAGTGAAATCATGCAACCATTCCCCCCAATCCCAAGGAAGGAAACACATTAATGGATGAGCGATACAATTGTGAGGTATCCATTTAATCCGCTCTTTTATTGTCATTTTTTACTCCTTAATTTGGGCTTGATCCTTTGAAAGATCCTCATTACTTTTCTGATATAATGATCACTTCCACATGACGCCGAATAATTGCATAAAGCTCGATCAAGATCTTGAAATCGATCAAGATAATAAGCAAGTGAAAAAACGC